ATTAAGGATTTTGCTATCAATAATGAAAATCAATTAGCAAATAGTTGTATGAATTGTTATAATGATCTCCTTAAATTTAAGAATAAAAACATATCTCAAATGGTGAAAGAATTTGTATTAACAGATTTGGAGAAACAGCGTTATATTATTTATAATTTGTTGTTAGATACAGATGATGAAAATAGTGGTTATATTGCTAATTTATTATTAGACTTGATCGTATCTGATACCCAGAATACAATTTTTCCAAAAACCGCTGATATAATTTTAGACACTCTTCATTGGAATCTTAAGAAAATTTATAAAGCAAATGAAGAAATAGTAGAAGCCACCAATAATAAATTAAGTAATTACAATGAAGAAACAATCCCATATGAAAAAAGAATTCATCTCATGAAAGCGGATGATTATGTAAAATCAAAGGCAATGGATAAATTAAAAGAAATTAATTCCAGTAAAAATGGCGAAAGTAATGCTAAAGCACAGCAATATTTGGATGGATTATTAAAAATACCTTTTGGAACCTATAAATTTGAAAGCATTAAAATTAAACTCGATGAACTGAATGATAAAATCTCAAAACTTAATAGTTCAATAATTAGAGAAATTAATCAGTTAGAAGAAAACAATACACTGAATGATATTGATCTTTGTGTTACTGAGGCGATATTAGCATTAATACAAACCTATTCAGATGATAGACAAAATCCATTAAATATATCTAAATTTAGTCTATCATTAAAAGAATGGTTATTATCTCAAATATCTAATAATTTTAAATTGGAACAATGTTATGATATTAAATCTATAGAGTTGTCACTTAAAAAATTAAAAGTAAACATTCTAAAGGGTATATGTTCCTCATTTGGGATAAGTTCAAGTGGAAAGAAAAGTGTTCTTATTGAAAGAATTATAAATAGACAATATAATTCAGAAGATCTAGATATCCTTAAGACTGAGAACATTAATCTTAGTCTAAATTGTGTATATAAAAAACTTAGTCAAACTCCTGAATTCCTAAATGTAGTAGGATTTATAGAACAAATTAATAATTTATGGCTAAAATATGAAGACAGTCAAAAAAAATATTTTGATGGTGTTAGTAATACACTTGACACTGCCGTATATGGTCTTGATAATGCTAAGAATCAGATTATGAGGTTACTCGCTCAATGGGTAAATGGAGAGAACCAAGGTTATGTATTTGGATTTGAAGGACCTCCAGGAACAGGTAAAACTACATTAGCTAAAAAAGGTATTGCTAAATGTTTGAAAGATGAATTCGGTGTTGATAGACCATTTGTATTCATTGCTTTGGGTGGGTCTTCGAATGGTTCCACTTTAGAAGGTCATAATTATACATACGTTGGTTCTACATGGGGTAGAATAATTGATGGTATTATAGATGCCAGATGTATGAATCCAATTATTTATATTGACGAATTAGATAAGATATCGAGAACAGAACATGGTAAAGAAATCATAGGTATTCTTACACATTTAACAGATCCTTCACAAAACGAAGAGTTTACTGATAAATATTTTTCAGGTATTCAATTCGATATCTCTAAATGTTTAATAATTTTTAGTTATAATGACCCATCATTGATTGATAAGATTTTATTAGATAGAATTCAAAGAGTAAGAATAGAGGCACTTAATAAGGTTGATAAAGTTATGGTATCTAGACATCATATATTACCTGAAATTTTAGCAAATGTTGGTTATAAAGAAGGCGATATAGTAATAGACGATGATGCGTTAATCTACTTAATTGACCTATATACATATGAAGCCGGTGCTAGAAAATTAAAAGAAAAATTATATGAGTTATTTAGAGAAGTCAATATTAAATATCTAAAAGAAGGTAATTCAATATTACCATTTAATATTACTAAGGAATATATAGATGAGATATTTGATAACTACCCTAAACATGAAATTGTTAAAATTCATAATGAAGCTAAACCTGGTCTTGTAAATGGATTATTCGCTACAGGAGCAGGTATCGGTGGAATTACTATAATCGAAACATTCAAATTTACTACGGGTTCTCATCTTGAACTCAAATTAACAGGAATGCAAGGTGATGTAATGAAAGAAAGTATGAGTGTTGCTAAAACATTAGCATTAAATTTAGTTCCTGATTCTGTTCTTAATAAATTACAGGACGCAAAAGATAAAGATAAGTTTGGAATACATATTCATTGTCCAGCAGGAGCAACACCTAAAGATGGTCCATCGGCGGGAACAGCTATTACTATCGCTATATTATCATTATTATGTAATATTCCTGTTAGAAACGATTATGGTATTACAGGAGAAATAGATCTTAATGGTAATGTATTACCTATTGGAGGTCTCGAATCGAAAGTAGATGGTGCTAAATGTGCCGAAGTAATTCATGTATTATGTCCTAAAAAGAACAATGTAGATCTTAAGAGATTACGAAAAAGAAAAAATCCACCGGAAGATGATACTTTCACTGTAACAATGATAGACAATATTTATGAAGCTCTAGAACATTTCCTAATTATGCCTAAAAATACTACTGTTAGAGATTATTTCAAAAAATTATAGATTTAAGATAATAAAATTATTGTATTACTATATAATAAATGTTTCAATACAATAATTTTTACCAATTAAGAGATAGATTATCTAATTCAGCTTGTTTAATAAATACGACTTATGGATATTCTACTAAAGATAGTTTATTACCTACTCCCAATAAAACTAATGGTTCTTTAGTATCGTATGGTAATAAAGCATATGCTATGTGTTCTGCCGATAATTTAGTAATACAAAATATAGAAAAAGAGTATATTAGCACAAAAAATATTGATATTACTAAAAAGTTTTTAAATGGTGAGTTAAATATAAATACCAGGAATAATGAAAATCAATTGGTTGGAAGGTCCGCAAATGATTTTAATGTCGAAGTTATTTTGGGAACAAGAAAACTGTTTATCTACAAAAATAATAACTTTGTTAAGAGTATAAAAATAAATAATATAGGACAAACTATATCTAATAAAGACCATCATTTTTATGTAATAACTGGCAATTCAGTTTATTGGATCAATACATTTGATAGTAGTAATATTACGTATGGAACAATAATACAACCAATACCAGAAGAAATCATTAAAAGTAAAAGCTTTATACATGATGATAGACTATATCTAGTTTTATTATCAAATACTAAGATTTATTTATTTAAAACTCCTATGTTGGAAATTACAGTAGATTCCAGTGGAAACACCATATCCACTCTTAACTATACATTAATAGACTTAGTAAGTTCATTAGACTTACCAACTAATTTCTCATCATTCGATATCATTAATTTAGATGTAGATAAAATTGACGAAAATGATGTAAAAGTTATATCTAATAATTTTTATTCAGACGATATGATTATGATATCAGTTACTACTGATAAATTTACTAGTTTTTATAGGTTTATTAATAATACTCTATCATATAATGATTATATAGATAATAGGAGAATTCTATACACCAGATATAATGGTTCAATTTATTACAAGGACTATCAATCTCAAAAATTATATAGATCCTATTATAAATATGGAAATACTGTAAGAGTTCAAACTAATGATACAGGTGTTCCATCTATTAATTTGAACTTTGCTAATTCAATTTATATATATGTAGATCCTTCTTTAGAAATAGCTGTTCCATTTAGTTTATTACCACCGCATTTCGATATGTGTTTTGCTTTTCCAAAAGTTTATGGTGGTTTATTGGTATTAGATGGTAATATCTTTGGCACATTATTTATGCAATATACTACAGAACTTGAGTTTGTAAGTTATATTAAAGCGTTTCCTTATTATAATTCAAATGAGCAAATAGTAACAAATACACTATATTTTCATAATGGAGAGAATTATCTTTTAAACAGTTTAACAGGGTTAATGAAATTCACATTTTCAAGTAATAGTAATGTTGTAACAAAAATAGATACATTTATAGACGATAACTCATTATTTATTATACCCAATTCAATAATAATAAAAGTGCAAAAGTATGATGGTCTTAACTTGGAAGAACAAATATTCCATACAACTCAGATTTGGTATGATAATATATTTGGATTGTTTATAATGCCAATTCATAATGATATCCTTAAATTTGTATGCCCTTTTCCATTAGAAGCATATCAACATATAGGTTACTCATTAAATAATGTAGCTCTCGTATATTCAAAAAAACATAGTTTCTCACCTTTAATAACAAGAGTAAATGCGCTAGGAGAAAATACACTAACTAGTAATTATATGATAATGAATAATATTATTGTCTATAACAGGATTTTAGATGTTGGGACTGTAGTTGAAACAGATATACATGCTGGTGGTTCAATGTTGTTTAATCTTGATAATATACCATTAGGAATATTAATCAAAAAAGCTCATCAACTTTTGGTTAAAAGTGATACTGTCAAATTACTACTAGTAAATCATCTAAATAATAACATTTACAATAATATCAATATTTCTTATAATAAGTCATCAGAACCAGGTGATAATAGAGTAATTGAAATTATATACGAAGGTAATAGTATTAAAGATTTATTATACTTTAATTACGATAATCGAAAAGTCAGTATAGTAACAAAAAGTATATTACCATTTAATCCTAATATTGATGGAATAGTTGTAGAAATATTTGACAATGATAACATTTTCTTAGGATACGCATATATTAAGACAATTCATAATACAAGCACTCCTAATAATATACCATTCGAATATCAAAATTTTAATTATGTATATATGAGTTCTATATTTGAATGTTTTAAATCAATGGAAACAGATAAGCAAATTAATAACGAGGTCTTTTTCAATAAAATATCAAATAGCACCATTAAAATGAAACCTACAGGCTTTCAATTTGAAAATAATAAAGTATATGCTATTGGGGTGGATGTATCTAAATTAGAAACAAGTCCATTAGGATTAAATGTTGTGGCAATAAATGATATAACACCTGATATTTTTATCCAATTAGCTCAACAATCAAATTTTCAAAATAATATTGATTACCATGATATAGAAGTTGCGAGAGTAAATGGTATTGAAGGTTTTCTTGTAACAGAAGTAAGTCAGAATTTTATTGATAAGAACAGTAATGTGGATTTATTGGGTAATATTTTAGATAAATGTATTCTTCAAACTTATTATAGACATTATATTGGTGATAATTTATTGAAATATTTTGAGTTAAATAAGAGTTCTTTGAATACCACTTGGAAGGAATTAGGCACTACAATAATGAAAGTGGATTATAGTGTCGAATTGGAAAACTTTTCAATCTAAATATTCAATTTTTATTAATACTGGATCAGCTGTACAGAAATCTATTATAGTTGATATTTTCATTTTTTTATAGACTTTTATATCACCTTCTATCTTAAAAATCTGATATGTATTTGTTACGATACCCTGTTTAATAATATATGTAAAATTAAACTCTGTTTTGACAGTATCATAATTATTGTCTTTATTAATAACTGTAGCAAAATGATAGTCATATTTGTTAATGATGTCAAAAATTTTATTATAACTATTAAAATGCGCATTTTGGTTACATATTAATAGTATTTTATCAAGGTATTCAGGGAATTGAGTGGTAGCTTTTTCTAAAAAATCGGCATAGTTTATTTGCTTTTCTCCATTAAACCATATATCTGATCTTTTCCAGTCCAATCTAACAGCATTTAATAATTGGTTTTGGTCAGGAAAATTAATTGTATTAAAAAATACATCTTTATTTATCTTATAGAATAGAGGATCTTTTGTATTCATTATAGATAAATTAATAAACTATTTTTATATAATAAACATTTTATAAAAAAAAGTTTTTAAAGGCACCAATAGATTTATCCAAATAATCAGAAAAACCTTTAGATTTAAGACTTGGAGAGTTACCTATAATAGGCATTGATTTGTCAGAATTTTTACTGGTTTCATTTATATAGTTTGCAAGATAAGATGACCCTATCGCATTAGGCGCTGATCTGGAATATACAGTGCAATCGTCATAATCTTGATAATATGGCTCGTTATTTTTCTTCTCTAATACTGAATAAAAACGATTATCTCTACTATTATTTGATTTAGGTATTAAGACAGATTGTGTATGTATTATATCATTTATAGGTAAATCTGAGAAAGATTCTCCACTAAATAATCTCTCTCTTGTCTCTGACTTGTTAATAAATATTTCATCCCAACTAATACGTTCGCTATAATTACATATTAATAGTTTTTTTAACAGATTTCTTTTTGATAAATTATCTATACATGAAAAATTGATAGTAAAGTTACTTTTCTTAGCCATATCCCATAATTCCTTTTTCGTTTCACATTGATAAGGATGCTTTTTAGTTAGTAACTCAAATAATACGACCCCCAAAGACCATATATCAGATTCTGATGAATATTTACGGTCCTTCAAGATTTCAGGTGCCATATATAATGGACTTCCACAAAAAGTAGTTATTAATTCTGATTTTTCGAATGACTTAGCAAAACCAAAATCTGAAATTTTGATATTTTCATTATGAATAAGTATGTTTTGTGGTTTAATATCTCTATGTAAGATTTTATTATTGTATAGATGCTCTAATCCATCTAAAATTTGATAAAAATAGCGATTATCGAATGACGTTTCATTCTGTTGTATGTAGTTGGACAGGTCACCTCCATTACAATATTCTAGGATTAAATATACTTTACCTTCTTTTCTTATTACTTTGTAAAGATTTAGTATATTTGGGTGGTTTATTTGCTGCATAATTCTAATCTCATTTTCAAAATATTTTTTATCAATAATTTTAGTAATTAACTTGACAGCAATTGGCGTTCTATCTTCATATTTATAACCTTTAAATACCACCGAAAAAGACCCATAACCTATAGGGTCATTAATATAATAATATTCCCTATCTAGTTCACATACATTCATTGTACTATATTTATTTATTTTTTTTAAGCATTTTTTATATAATATTAAAATTATCTATATAAAGAAAAGACGTAAATGTAATACAAATATGTATTACCTCATACCTTTTGCTATATGGCCATTAGTGTATTTATTTTCGAGTAAATATTTATTTAACACTGAATCAATAAAGCTAACACGTAATTTAATCGGTTTCGTCGATGCGACTGTGTGTTGTGTTGGAGCGATGGGATATTATGTTTATGATAGTAAATATGCATATGAATATTCCTTATTATTTCCTATATCTTACTATATATGGGATACTTACCTTATCGTAATAAAAGATTTGAGTAAAGAATACATGTATGTATATCATCATCTTATAGCTCTTCTAATGATTAATGAATTATTCTTTGCTGAACAGGAATTTATCAATTTTGTTTATCCTATATTAATATCCGCGGAGTTCTGCAATATTCCTCTATACATTTCTTACTATGTAATTAAAACTAATCCTGTTATAGGAGATAATGAAAATAAATTAAAAAATTTAACAAAAATTATATATTCTAAGGGAGCACAAATATTACTATTTATCCTTATAAGAGTTATATACTATTCTTACCTATTTTTTTATACTCTACAAGATATACCTCGCAATAAATACTTTAAAGGAGCTATTTCAACTGTATATATCATGGGTATATTTTGGCTATTTAATCAAACAAAAGGCTTTTGGAATGATATATCTTTATATAAGCAACTAAAAAATGATATTAATACTGCTAAAAACGATTAATTCTATATAAATTTATTATTTAGAACTAATATTATCTATTATATTCGACTACTATGTTTTTTGGCTGATTATTGTATCTATTACACCTAATTTTAATAGATATCCCACAATCATAATCATTCGTAAAATCTACAAACTCGTCTTTTTCTATTTTATTATAGGATACATTATCAAATATATTTTTTCCTTCGTTTATAGGACTAATATTTGTACTAATATCTAATCCTTTATCAGAATCTTTAAATGTTAAAATAAAATCTATGTCGTTTAGTTTATTACCTAATTTATTATTGATAGTAAAATATTTAAATTTAGAATTAATATTTTTCTCTATTATTGGTAAATGATAAATCTTCATATCATTTTTATTGATAATATAACAGATTTCGTTTTTTTTACTATGAGTATTACCCATATTTATTAATTAAGATTTTAATTTATGAATTTATATTCTTTACCACTAAATTTCTCTATATTTGCTACTTCTTTTCCTCCTTGTGTTATCACAAAGCTTATATCATCTTGCTCTTCTTCAAATAAAACTCTATAGGAATTATCATCACCTTGGTATATTACAAAATTAATAATCATTGGATTACCATTACTATCAAATGCGTCGCACATATATACTTTATTATCCTTAATAAGGGGGTTTTTACTATTTAGTCTTTCGGATCTATGTAATTCCGAACATACAACACCTATAAATATACCCATCCCTAAAGCTAAAGAATGAGTTATTATGCTCATAAATTCTTTTTTTGATTCCATGTTTATACTATAAATATTACTTAACTTTAAGTTAAGCATTTTTGATATCATTGATAATGTTCAGAAAAAAGAACTTATCATGTATAGGTTCAGAACAGTTGAAAAAATCATTTAGTTCTATATTTTGATCTATAAAATTTATTCGATTTACAATAGTTTTTTCAGCAATTGTTTTAGAACTTTTATAATCCAGTTTTTTAGAGTTATGACAATACAAGAATATTTCGAAATAAATTTTTAGAAGATTAATTTCTCTGGGAAAATCTAGTATATCATGCTTAAATACATCCTCTATTTTATTTTGAATAAAGTTATCATATCCTAAAGTATATATGTTATATACTGAATTTACTAAAATACAGGTGATATTTTCCAAGAAATCATTTAGATTAAAAATACATTCATTGTCTTCTCTTATCTTTTTAATGGCAGCTTTCGATAGTAAGTTTTTTAATAGAATCATTGTAAAATTGTATTCATTTAATACGTTGGGATTCTGATTATTGGTAATAATTGGACCAATACTCTTATTTATAATGAATTGCTTCACATCTAATAAATTTACCTTTTCAGAACCATAATTATTAGATATATTAAGATATTCATTGAATAGAAGTGTGCATCTTTCACACATAAAAATTGTAAGTTTTATATTAAGTGAATATTTATAAATTATTTTAAATATATTAGATATTAATTCAACACAAGATAAACTATAATTAATATCCTTTTGTTCTTCATATGTACTAACTATAGCATTTCGAATACATTTGGAGTATAGATACAGTAATTTCTTACCATCTATAATCTCCTCCTGATTACATTTTGCGTTAATAAAATCTAATAAATTTAGGGTATCCGAGTGACTATCATCCATTTATAATACTATAGATATTTTATAAAAAAGATTTTATCGCGAGTGCGTTAAGAAATAGTTTTTTTAATATTCTATATATTCGATGATAAAGTGTTTACCTTTTTGGTTCATCGTCTAAAAAACACCTTCAATGTATTCTTCTATATGAAGAGGTAGTTATAAGGGACACTAGCAAAAATGATAATTGTCTTTTATTTATTTTTAATAAATTCTATTGACTCTAATATTGATGCTCCATCCTTAGACCAAATGAATATACATTTAATAAATTTTATTCTTATTAATTGCATATCTAAAATTCAACTTTATCGACAAAGCCTTCGACTCTATCAGCTACTTCATCTACACTTGGCATTTTCTTAAGTGCTTTGGTTGTAATCTTGGAAGCTCTGTTTAATACGGCACCAGCGATTTGTGTGACTTGTTTTACTCCTGTTACTAATTCGTCAAAATATTCTTTTTGCGCAAGAATAATTGCTAATATAAAACTTAATACACCAAAGGAAATATGGCATATGTGTGGAGGACATTTCATATTTGTAAAGTTACTTACAAACTCACAATGCATAGAGTGAGGCATAAGTGACCAGAATAGCGCATTTGCTACTAATAATGCTACAAGTAATTCTCTCATTTCTATATTATAAAATAATATTTTAAATTTGATGATTTGAAATTATTATAATTTTATAGAATATTATCAAAATGGCATTTGATCATCAAGATTGGAATACTGTTACTTTCAAAAAGAAACCGATTGTATCGAAATCGGAAATTCAAGATAGAGAAAACAAAAAATCCGCCTATAATTATGCGATGAAATTCGATCCGGGAACTATATCTAGACCAACTGATACTAAATTAGAGATAAGAAATTTTATAAAGAAGACTCGAAATAATAAAAAAATTACTCAATCTCAATTAGCAAAACTGCTTAATGTCCAAAATAATACATATAATAACTGGGAATCTGGTAAGGAACCTATCCCTGGTGTTTATATTTCAAAACTTAATTCAATACTAAAAGTCAATATCAAAAAACGTCTTGTGTTATAAATTTATTAAGATTAGTTTATAATTTTAATATATTTTTTTAATATAAATAAATGGTTAGTGCTAAACTCTTACAAATTTTTGCGACAGGTCCTCAGGACAAGATACTTTATGGTAATCCTAAAATAACATATTTTAAGACTGTATATAAGCAGCATACTAATTTTGGAAGTAATTATATTGTAAAAGATCTATCAAATTATGCCGATTTTGGAAAAACTCTAAGAATTAAGGTGCCACGGGAAGGTGATTTATTAGGGGCGACATATATAAGATTTCAATTATCTTTATTTACTACTTCTGGAAAAACAGTTCCACTTTATACAAGTTTCTGTAATGGGATAGGTTCTGTTATAATTGAAGAAATAGGTCTATATGTTGGTGGTAAAAAAATAGAATCTTTTCCAGGCGAATGGATAATGTTAGACAATGAACTATATAATGACAATAATAGAAAAAAAGAATTTTACAAGATGATACAATATCATGAAAATGAATATAATGTAGGAACAATTAATGAATTTGATCACGACACTTCCAGCTCAGCTATTCCTAAGTACACAATTACAACACCTGACAGATTAGCAGATAATTCAGGTAAAATTGATGTATTAGTTCCTATTCCATTTTTTTATACTAAGGAGTCAGGACATTATCTTCCAGTTTGTGCTATGAATGAAGAAAATATTGAAATTTTAGTAAAAATTAGAGATAGCGATTCATGTCTTTCTAAAAGAACTAATACATTACCGAATACAGGAACACCTGGAACTAATAGTGGTTATCTATTAGATGACAATAATACATTAGTCCAAAGTTCTGTTGATTATGGTGAAATAATAGATGAATTAGTAACACCTAAAATTGATAATATGCAAATTATATATAACTATTACTATCTAGATGATCGTGAGAAAAAATTTTTTATGAACACAGATCATCGATATATAGTTCCTCTTGCAAAACAATTAATTCCATCTACTCATGGTTGGCAAGCAGAAAGTCAAAATATAAAAACTACTCTAGATATAAAAAATCCTGTAAAGTTTATAGTTTGGACTTTACAAAGAAATTCAATAAAGGTAAATCTACATGATTACTTTAATTTTACATACTCTCCAACAGTAGGAACTTTAGAACCAACTGGTATAAATTTACCTTTTGAAACAATAAGTGATTGTAATAAATATATGGTTACTAATTATAATTTTAATATAAATGGCCATCCTTTGTTAGATAAAATGCCTTCAAATATTCTCAAATCAGCAGAAATTTATAATAAATTTAAAACTAATTCTCATCTGTTATTTTATACCTATAGTTTTGCCCTTAATCCAAAGGATATATATCCATCAGGAACTCTCAATTTTTCAAGAATAAAGAATACAGACATTATTTTCAATCTACAGGATAAAACAAGTGATATTGACGATAATGATATAGATGACACGCATTTTCCTGATTATAAAGATGATAAATTTATATTAGCACCATATACAGTGTCATATAACATATTAGCTATAAAGGATGGTTTAACTGGGCTTGAATTTATTTAAAAATATATTTATATATTAAGATGGCAAATAGATATCCTAAAAATCCTAGATTTAGTAATATAATCGTTAATAATAATGGTAATGGAAGTATTGAAGCTGATAAAGTTAGCGCCTCAACTCTTATTGTCAAAAATCTAATAGTTACTGATTCACTTAAAGTTCCAGTATCAAATATAGATACACTCGACGATGAAGATATAGGAACAATAAGAGTCAATCGACAAAACACAAGAATAGCAAATAATTCAGGACATTTATATTTAGATAGTAATGATGGAAATGTAAAAATAGAAAAATCCGGAAATATGGAGAGTATTGTAAGTGGTTCAAATGTAATTGAAAATATAAATACTAATGATTATACCCAATATATTGATAATAGTAAAAATAAATTTACCCAAATGTATCAAGAAATTGAATTTAAAGGAGAACAAAAACCTGAAACACAGGAGTTTATATTAGGGTCCAGTAATAATATTAATTTTACTCAGGATGATAGTAATTATTATATATTTAGTGGTAATATTGTCGCAAATGTTAAAAAACCCAGTTCAGGTATGTTCTCAGGAACTGAGTATACTACTAATGGTGAATATAAACGATTACAAAAATATAAACCAAAATTTTCAGCATATCGTATTCATAATGGTATTATAAGATTACAAGAAAGTAATATTAGTAATTATGATATAAAAATATTAAATGATTCTTTGGCAAATATTAAATTTAAATTGGTAAAGTTACAAATAGGAAATAAGTGTTATTTATCAATAGTATGTGATAACTCTACTGGTTCATATGTGTCATGGTTTGCTAAAATTAAGTTGTATAAGATCAATGTTAAACATAATAATAGCAGCGACACACCTTTTAGTTTAAATAATATGCCTACCAAAGATCTAGAACATTGGGCAGGATATAATAAAAAATCATCGGAAATCTATTTCCATTATGCTCAACATGTAGATTTTTATAATATACATATGTATAATTTATCGAAGAAAAATGGTTCTGATATACCAAACACTATATTTTGTAAAAATACATCAAATAGGAAATTTGTAACTATTAAAGATAATGATGAAGTGTTACTATTAAATAATAATACCTATTATACTGATCCATTATCAAATGAAGTTGTTAAATTTAAAAAAAATACCAACAAATATAACTATGTAATATCAAATAAGACTTTGTTAGTAATTGATAATCTAGATAATAATAATTTAAATGGTCCGTATTGTTATAAAAATGCTATTTATTTCTTCAAAGACAATGATAAATATGAAGTAAACAGATTTAATTCTGATAATAAATATTGGAAAAAATCAGTAAATATTGGAAATAATAAATACTACATAAACGATATATTTAGCACTATTGAATTAGATTCCGATAGAATAATAGACTATACTTATTTAAAAGATAAAAACCCATTTTATTTCGATCTATATCAATGTTCAATAAAAGAAGTTTTTTGTATTAGAAAACCCATTAATATCCCACACTTTCTGGAACAAACATTTTTAGATACAGATAATGATACACATCTAATTATGTATAAAGCTTTACAGATTTTTAATAGAAATAATAGAACTAATATTCATTTGAATAGTGAAAAAGATAATTATAAATTTCAATTGGGTAGTATAAACTTAATAACAGGTCATTTAGTTATCAATCAATTAAAACATAATTATAATTATTTGTACACATTGGAAGGATTTTTTTATATACCATCTTATCAAGAATTACGTGCGGATTTAATACATAAGATCATAAATAAGGATATTGACAATACTAATATAAATGAATATATAGAAAATACATTTTGCAATAAATCTTATCAAAATGTAAGTATCAACAGGATTTACAATATTAATAATATCAATCCATTGGATGATACTGAAAATAAATATATGGATATAAAAAAAAATAGTAATCCTGAAAGGCATATCAATTATTATGTGGAATTATGTATATGTCCTGATAGTTTCGAAATATGTATTGATGATAATGATACATATGATTTAATAGGTAAAAAGTTGAATTGTTTAAAAAACCTGGAATTAACTATTTCAATAAAAAATTATGAAACCTCTGAGTTACTGGTAGGATGTTTCATAAAAAATAATGTATTTAATGTATTTAGTATATAAATTTTAATTTCTTTCTTTTTATATATTAAAATGGCAAGTAATAATAATTTTAGTAATTGGAATATTCAAAATTATTCAGAAGATGTTACTAATTTGAATATAGTAAGTGCTTTATTGGTAAAAAGCAGCAGTAATAATTATGATTATGCTCACACAGAAGGTAGTTCTATAGATACAACATATAACGATAGTAAGGTAGTTAAATTATTAGTAGATGGGGCAGCTGTATTTTCAAATGGTGCTACTAGTACTAATAAGTGTGTATTCATAAATGCTCGTAAAGATGTGCAAGATGGTAATTTGAAGTTTTCACCAGGTTCAATTATTATTGATAATACATTGAGTGTCGGAGGATTTGCTCATATTGATAATGCTAAAATAGATTATTTGGTTGTAGAAGAATTTGAACCGGATTTCCTTAAAGCAGTGAATATTGAAGTAACAGGAACCGCAGCTATAGAAACATTATCAGTTCATGGTTCTGCAAAAATTAATAATTTGAGTGTAGGAGGATATTTTAGAGTAAATAATACATTAACAGTTAATGATGATAAAATAATATGTAACAAAGATCTCAGTATAACTTCGGGTAATTTATTCATAGACAACATATCACGACTTCATTCTAATGCTCCTCATAATAATATTTTAATTAAAGATAATACTCATATTGATGGTAATCTGTATGTTAGTGGAAATATTGAAAATGATGGTTTAATTGAATTCTCGGATGTTTATGTTAAAGACAATATACATTTAGGCGACGGTGAAAATGATGATTCATTTTTATTTTTAGGTCATACTGGATTTACAGCTACTGAGTCAACTATTAATGCTGATGCTTATAATAGAGTATGGGTTCTTCCACACCAAATGACAGTAACTGTAAGTGGGACACCACATAATGTTAAAGCTAATGTATATATTGGTAAATCTGATCAAAGAATATTAGAAGTAAATACTGATATCACAGATACTAACAAATTATTGGTAAATGATGATGCTACTATTAATGAATTAAAAACAAGTAAATTGAGTGTGCGTGAAGCATATATAAGTGGTGATTTATCTTTGGGAGGAAATCTTTACATTGATAACATTTATGAATATAATACAACCATAATCAATGATCAAGTTCATATTGAAAACTATTTACATATTGATAGACATTTAGAAGTTGATAGCACATTGTCTGTAGGAGATAACGTATGGTTAAATAAAAATTTAAGTGTATCTTCAGATTTAACTGTAGGAAATAATATTATTGTAAGTAATGGTATTATTGTAAGTAATGATATAACTGCTTTGAGTGGAACATTTACAAGCATGTCTGCTGGAACAGTTGATATTAATGCTGGTAATATTGATGGAACTGTTATAGGTGATACCATACCAGCAAATGGAACATTTATAAGCATGTCTGCTGGAACAGTTGATGTTACAGGTAATATAACTGGTGATGTAACTGGTGATGTAACTGGTGATGTCACAGGTGATGTTACAGGTAATCTAACAGGTAATGTCACTGGTGATGTAACTGGCGATGTCACTGGTGATGTCATTGGTAATCTAACAGGTGATGTCACTGGAAATGTTACAGGTGATGTCACAGGTGATGTAAATGGTGATCTGACCGGCCAGGTCTTGACTGCTACACAAAATTCTATAACAACCATGACGGGATTAACTGCTGTTGGGACAAATGGAACTGACACTACATTTAGTGGTCGTATAGTCGCAAATGACGGTATAACAGGAACCTTAGAAACTGCTACACAAAATCAAATACAAACTATGACTGGTTTAATTGCTGTAGGGACAAATGGAACTGACACTACATTTAGTGGTCGTATAGTCGCATCGCAAGGTGTATTAGGTAATTTAACTGGTAATTCGGCGGGTGTTCATACTGGTAATGTAACAGGTGATTTAACTGGTAATTCGGCGGGTGTTCATACTGGTAATGTAACAGGTAATTTAACTGGTAATTCGGAGGGTGTTCATACAGGTGATGTAACTGGTGATTTAACTGGTAATTCGGAGGGTGTTCATACTGGTAATGTATTAGGTAATGTAACAGGTAATTTAATTGGTAATTCGACGGGTGTTCATACTGGTAATGTAAATGGTAATGTAACAGGTAATGTAACAGGTAATTCGGAGGGTGTTCATACTGGTAATGTATTAGGTAATGTAACAGGTAATTTAATTGGTAATTCGACGGGTGTTCATAATGGTAATGTAAATGGTAATGTAACAGGTAATGTAACAGGTAATGTAAATGGTGATGTAACAAGTTCTAATGTATCAATAACTGGAGGTTCTATTTCAAATACATCTGTATCAACTGCTAATGCGACTATTACAGGTGGTACTATTTCAAATACATCTGTATCAACTGCTAATGCGACTATTACAGGTGGTACTATTTCAAATACATCTGTATCAACTGCTAATGCGACTATTACAGGTGGTACTATTTCAAATACATCTATAGGAGCTACAAATCCAAATATAGGAAAATTTACTACATTAGAAGCTACAGTTTTAGAAGCTACAGTTGGAAATATAACTGTTTCGAATGGACATTTTGTAGGTGACGTAGGCGAGTATAATGGATCATCTAATAATGATGTTCATGCGGTAGATATTAATGCCAGTGGAGAAATTCATGCGGTTAAAGATATTGAAACTGATAATATCTTTATAGGTCAACTAGGTAATTCAGGTATACGTTATGATGTTTATGCTGATAATATACATATTCAAGATACTTTTTTTGCTCAAAGTTTACAAATTCCAGATAATTTTACAGCGGGTGGTACTATTACGGGTGCTTCAATTACAGACGGAACTGCTACTATATCAGGCGGAAATATAACCACAACAGGTAATATAGTTACAACTGGTTCTGGAAGTATTACATCATCCAATGGTGCTACAATAAATGGTAGTGGTCTAAGCGTATCCAATTTAACATTTACGCAAGACCTTAGCGTTAATAATGATGCGACTGTTGGAAGTGATCTTAATGTTATTGGTAATACAACTTTAGGTGGAACACTAGATGTTGATGGATATACTAACCTTGATAATGTTAAAGTGGATGGTAATTTAAGTGTAACAGGGACATTAGGCGTGACTGGAACCACACAATTAGCTAAAGGAGGTGGAGCTACAACTTTAGGTGGAACACTAGATGTTGATGGATATACTCAACTTGATGGAGCTAACGTTGATGGTAACTTAAGTGTAACAGGAACATTAGGCGTAGATGGAGCCACACAATTAGCTATAGGAGGTGGAGCCACAACTATTGGTGGAACACTAGATGTTGATGGATATACTCAACTTGATGGAGCTAACGTTGATGGTAACTTAAGTGTAACTGGAACATTAGGCGTCGATGGTGTTACAACATTGAATGATACCTTACAAGTTAATGCTATTGCAAAAATATCAGGCGATTTATCTTTAGGAGGAAATCTTTACATTGATAACATTTATGAAGTTAATAAAACCAGAATTAATGACCAAGTTCATATTGAAAACTATTTACATGTTGAAGAAGAACTTATTGTATATCACACACTTTCTGTAAGTGATAATGTTAGGTTTGATAGTAATCTGAGTGTAGCTAAAAACATAACAGTTGGTAATAATGTGAATGTAGTTAATAATGTGAATGTGGGCAATTATCTTAATACAGATTATTTACATGCTAATAATGATATAATAATTGGTGGAACTTTATCAGTTGGTGGATTTGCCTATGTTGATTCATTAAGTGTAGGCGCATCAACAATTTATAATCAAGGAGAAACATTCCTATTAGATAATGTCTTCATATCAAAGGATTTATATGTCAGAGATAATGTTTATTTTGAAAATAACTTATCTGTTGCTGGCGATGTATTAATTACTGGAGCTCTATTAGCACAAGGAGACTTTGATATTACTGGTCCTATGGTAATTAACAATACATTAAGTGTATTAGATAATGTTCATTTTGAAAACAATCTTTCTGTTCATAAGACAATTAATGCTGCTGATTTACATGTTAGTGGTGATACAAATTTAGGAGGAACACTCGGTGTAACCGGAACCTCAACACTAACAGGTGATACATCTGTTGGAGGAACACTTGGTGTTACTGGAGCCTCTACACTAACAGGAGATACATCTGTTGGAGGAACATTCGGTGTTACTGGTGCCTCAACATTAACAGGTGATACATCTGTTGGAGGAACACTTGGTGTTACTGGAGCCTCTACACTAACAGGAGATACTTCTGTTGGAGGAACACTTGGTGTTACAGGTGCCTCAACATTAACAGGAGATACATCTGTTGGAGGAACACTTGGTGTTACAGGTGCCTCTACACTAACAGGTGATACATCTGTTGGAGGAACATTGGGTGTTACTGGTGCCTCAACATTAACAGGAGATACATCTGTTGGAGGAACACTGGGTGTTACTGGAGCCTCAACACTAACAGGTGATACATCTGTCGGAGGAACACTGGGTGTTACTGGTGCTGCTACATTGAGTAATACCTTAGATGTAGATGGAAAAGTTAAATTAAATAGTGAATTAAGTGTGTTAGACAATGTATTTATGAGCAATAACTTATCAGTCCATGGTAATATTAATGCAGATTCAATAAATGTTACTAGTTTAGACGTTGATAGTCTAGATGTTACTAATTTATCTGTATCAAGAAATGTTACAATAGGAAATGTATTACAGGTTAATAATAATGTCATAATTGATAATCATCTTACTATTGGTAAAACACTAGGTGTTACTGGTGCCTCAACATTAACAGGCGATACATCTATTGGAGGAACACTGGGTGTTACAGGTGCCTCAACATTAACAGGCGATACATCTATTGGAGGAACATTGGGTGTTACTGGAGCCTCGACATTAACAGGTGATACATCTATTGGAGGAACATTGGGTGTTACTGGAGCCTCGACACTAACAGGTGATACTTCTGTTGGAGGAACACTTGGTGTTACTGGAGCCTCGACATTAACAGGAGATACCTCTGTTGGAGGAACACTGGGTGTTACTGGAGCCTCTACATTAACAGGTGATACCTCTATTGGAGGAACACTGGGTGTTACTGGAGCCTCGACACTAACGGGAGATACCTCTGTTGGAGGAACACTTGGTGTTACTGGAGCATCAACACTAACAGGTGATACATCTATTGGAGGAACACTTGGTGTTACTGGAGCATCAACACTAACAGGTGATACATCTGTTGGAGGAACATTCGGTGTTACTGGTGCCTCAACATTAAGTAATACCTTAGATGTTACTGGAAAAGTTAACTTAAATAGCGAATTAAGTGTGTTAGACAATGTATTTATGAGTAATAATCTATCAGTTCATGGTAATATTAACGCTGATTCGATAAATGTTACTAGTCTAGATGTTGATAGTCTAGATGTTACTAATTTATCTGTATCAAGAAATGTTACAATAGGAAATGTATTACAGGTAAACAACAATGTTATAATAGACAATCACCTTACTATTGGTAAAACACTAGGTGTTACTGGTGCCTCTATATTAACAGGAGATACATCTATTGGAGGAACACTTGGTGTTACTGGAGCCTCAACATTAACAGGTGATACATCTATTGGAGGAACACTTGGTGTTACAGGTGTCTCAACATTAACAGGTGATACATCTATTGGAGGAACACTTGGTGTTACAGGAGCCTCTACACTAACAGGTGATACATCTGTTGGAGGAACATTCGGTGTTACTGGTGCCTCAACATTAACAGGTGATACATCTGTTGGAGGAACACTAGGTGTTACTGGTGCCTCAACATTAACAGGTGATACATCTGTTGGAGGAACACTAGGTGTTACTGGAGCATCAACACTAACGGGAGATACATCTGTTGGAGGAACACTTGGTGTTACTGGAGCATCAACGCTAACAGGTGATACCTCTGTTGGAGGAACACTTGGTGTTACTGGAGCATCAACACTAACAGGAGATACATCGGTTGGAGGAACACTTGGTGTTACTGGTGCTGCCACATTAAGTAATACCTTAGATGTAGATGGAATAGTTAAACTACATAATGAATTAAGTGTATTAGATAATGTATTTATGAGTAATAACTTATCAGTTCATGGTAATATCAACGTGTCTAATATTACTTTAACAGGATTTTTAGATGGTGATGTTGGTGACAAAAATGAATCAGACTTAACTTTACAAGATAATGTATACGCAAATCAAGTTCATGTTGCTGAACTTATAGGTCCAACATCAATGGTTCTTACTGATCTTTCAGTAACAAATAACGCTACTATTCAAAACAATGTTCAAATTAATAATTATTTGAGCGTGGGAGATGATATAATTGTAGCAGGTAATTTATCTGTTACAAGAGTATTTGGTGATATTGGTGTTCCATCTACAATAACAGCATTAGATCAACAAGATAATGTATATGCCAATGAATTATTTGTTCATACAATCGATGTTGAAAATGGTATGACTATTGAAAATTTAAATGTTAATAATAATGCTACTATAGGTAATGTATTACATGTTAAAAATAATGTTCAAATTGATAACAATCTTAATATAGATGACCATGTGACTATAGGACAATCCTTAACTGTAAATGGATTAACTAAACTTAAGGATGAATTAAGTGTATTTGATAATGTTTGGTTAAATAAAAACCTAAGTATTAACGAAGATTTAAATATAGGTGGTGATCTTAACGTAACGGGTGAATCATTATTCGGAAATACAACACAAGTTAACGCGCTATTGAAATTAGATGAACTAAGTGTGACAAATGCCACATATTTTGGAGAAAATGCAAAAGTAATCATGGATAATAATTTAAGTGTAACTGGGGATTTAACAGTTGGTAACAATTTATTAATTACTGGTGGAACCACTATGGATGATCTAATCGTGAACGGATTAACTAAACTTAAAGGTAATTTATCTATATCTGGCAGTCTTTACATCGATAATATTAATGAAATTAATAAAACCACAATTAATGACCAAGTTCATATTGAAAACTATTTACATGTCGAAGAGGAACTTGTAGTATATCATACACTTTCTGTAAGTGATAATGTTTGGTTTGATAATAACCTTAGTGTATCTAAAAACATAACCGTAGGTAACAATGTAGACGCTTTAAATCTTAACGTAGGTCATATATTTACTACCAATAATGTGAAAATAGATGGAACTTTATCAGTTGGTGGATTTGCTTATGTAGGATCATTAAGTGTAGGCGCATCTACAATTTATAATCAAGGAGAAACATTCCTATTAGATAATGTATTTATATTAAAAGATCTCAATGTAACTGAAAATATAATAGTTACTGGTAATTTAAAAGGTGATGTTGGGGATAACGGCTCATTATCGAGTCAAAATAATGTATATGGTAACCTAATAGAGGCAAATACATTACGCGTTATAAATGAAATAAGGCTTGAAGGTGGGCACTTGAGTATAAATGGCGCTAGTAATTTTAACGATAATCTTTTTATTGGTAAAAATCTCAGTGTAACAGGCGAGGTAATAGTCGATGATAATGTATTTATTAACAAAGACCTCAATGTAGCTGAAAATGTATTGATAAATAAGAATTTAGAAGTTTCTGATAATTTAATAATTGGAGGTTCATTGAGTGTCCAAGGACTTACATATACAGAATCACTGAGTGTTTCTGGAGAGACAACTTTTCAAGGTAATACTAAGGTTAACAATAACTTGACAGTTATCAATGATTTAACAGTAAATAATTCTACTCAAATAGATGATAATCTAATTGTTGGAGGAACCGTTGATATTGCAGGAGCAACCGTTTTAGCTGATACATTGGAAGTAGATGGAATAATATATGGTAACAATGGGACTAAGATATTAGGTCTAGCAACTTTCTACGATGATGTAGATATGGGTTTATCGAGTGGAACAACTGCGAATATGTGGCACGATAACTTTAATTTTCCTTGGCCGGCCACTGATGTTGCTTTTGAAGGTTTCGGAGGAACTACTAATATCCCACTAAATACAGGATCCGGTGCGCGAATAATAGCCGATCTTACTGTAGGAAATGATTCATGGCATCGTTTTGAAAATATATCAATTGGAACAGCAAAAATTGGCGCATACGCTACTTTAGATGTCAATGGTAATTTTTATGCTGATATAGTTAATGCCAGAGAAAAATTAAAAGTAAATCGCATTGAACCATTAATAAATACAACAGGTAAAAATTTACCTCAAAGAGAGACTATATATTCCAACATAAAGCTTGACGCTAATCTAATATCATCCCACTCCAATTATGATGGAACAGAAATATTTAATTCATTTAGTAATATAAATAATCTATCAACTACATCGGATAATATAATAGGTTTCCATGACAACACTAAATCATACTTTTTAGATGATACTGTTAATCCTAAATATTTGGATAATGTATATTTTTCATTTACTAATTACTCTAAAGAATTGGAAGGGATGGTCGAAAATTATAGTTCCGATATTAAATGGTATGAGAACGTATTAGATACTGAAACTATTTCCGTGAATATGGATACTCGCATTGATGATATTACTATTAGTCCAGAACCTATTAATATTGTTAATAAGACTACTATGTTCGATAATGTAGATATTTTATTAGATAAATTAAAAATAGAATTTATTGATTTTAAAGATAATACGACATATCCTAATGTATATGAATTCTCCAAAGAAAATGTGTTCAGACGCGCCGATGATAAAATAGTTATAGCTAATCCAAAATTAAATAATCTACCATTAAGTTTAGTTAATAATGATGATATTTTAACCCCTGTTGATTATAATTCAACAAATGTTATAATTAGCTACTCATATAACAGTGTAAAGGTTGAAAGTAAAAAAAATAGAGAATATGGTGATATAATAAAAATGTTCAAAACTCTTCTTGTTCAACAAATGTCTCTTGTTTCTCCGACGAACAATGTCTATGCTCTAACAGATGAAGATGATAGTAGTATAGTTTATAATCTAAATGATAGATTATTAATGCCTGTAAGTTTATCTGCTGAAAATTTAGATTGTATAGGAATTGCGCTAGTCAATGGGAGCAATGAAGAAAATGTATGTGTGGAAACATTAACACCATATACACGCGCACATATAGATAATGTTTTTGGAACATATGATTGGGCATTGATAAGACCTCAACAAGGGGCTGCCAACGATTTTGATATAAATGATGAATATCCTGGATATACAGTTTTTGATGAAATAGGATTTTATGCCGATTCTAACACAACTGGTCTAATACAAGAACAGCCGTATAAACAATTTGGAGAAAAAACATCTATTATTTCTGCTGGTATTATACCTGATGAGTATAAAGTTTTAGAATACTTGACAATTGCTGTATCAATTAGAAACAGAATATCATCATCTGAGGCAATAAATGCTAAAAATCAAAATCATAATCATTACAGATCACATTCAATGACTATATTATTATTCTGTAAATATGATAATAAATTTGGAATAACACCACTATTTTATATACCTAATAATACTTTATCAAATGAAAAATATACTATTCATGATTTGATAAATGATATAAATGGTGATATAACTAACGAATTAGTTAAATTTAAAAATGGAGCTACACCACCTGAATTGATTAATGTATCTTTTAAAGAGGATACATCCTATCATAGAGGATTTAGATTAAATAATAATATTTTATTCAGAGATATGACACTAAATACGAAAAAATATTATTCTGAAGTAGAAGAATTAACCGAAAACAATAAGAAACTCTATATAGATACTATTAATACACCATATAAATCTGATAGAGGATTACCAATATTATATAAAACTGCTGTTCAATCAGAAAAAACAGACGACGCCTATGGTAAAGAAGGAACACTTTGGAAAAAGAATTGTTTATTAGTTCAATCAAAAGAAGAATTTAATGTATTATCTATCGATTATGAAGAAGCTGAAGTATTATTCTACGATTTAGGTCCTAATAAACTTGATGATAAAATGGAAGCAATTTATGAAGAACAAGGTAATAATTACGCAAACGAAATGGGTAAAAATTTATCTATACAGCAACTTATAGAAAATAATACATTTAGTATTAAATTCGGTATAGATTTACTTGGTAATTCCTCTTCCAGCACAACGATTAATCAATGGCAAAATGGAACACTACTTTCCAGTAATAGAAAAGTAGGCCAATTTGGAGATAATAATTCAATATTTTTTAGCACTAAAGGTTTATTCGAATCAGCTGTTAAAACATATAATGGATTATATAATATAGAAAATCCTATAGATCTTATAGACGATACTAATCCTAACCAAAAGGTATATAATTCTCCAATAGAATGTAGAAATTCTAAAATATTACAACTAAAATCTGATTATATTGAGACAAAGCAAGTAGATAACAAGTTAATTGAAGTCTATCACACTGTTATTAAAGTTAGATACCTTTTTAATTTTTTAAGCAATGAAATAGAAATAGACACTCTATATGTATTAGCATATGAGATACCTAAAGTATCAACTAATCTAAGCGATTACAGCATATATTCAGTAAGTGATGAAAGCGTTAATCTTGATGTAGCTGGTAGCGTTTTAATCCCTACAATATTGTCTATAAAATATCTGGGGGTTGAATATGCTCTTATTAATTTAGCGGAGTTTAACAGTTCATCTGATAAATTATTAGCAGGTAGAAATTTAGATATTATTGGGGTGACAAATGGAAATTTATTGGTAAAGTCAGATATAGACCAATTCTTATCAAATACTATCGATTCTGGTAAAGATTACAAATCATATATAAACTATAAATATAATCATAATTCTAATGAATACTCAATTAAAAATAGTGTTTCCGATGTTAAAATTGATATACTTACCAATAGTATTGAATATAATGATTCAGTTTTTGGCGAAGATGTGCAGAAAATTTTAAGTAAGGCATTCCCTAATAGAATACTTCAGATTGAAGATAATCATGGATTTGGAGCAAGAACAAAATTATATGCCTTTCAACAAGAGGGTAACGGTGCTAAATTTTTCAGTGGTTCATTTGAAAATGGAACTGATTATTCGCTCACTAATTTATTAGTTGATAAGTATAAAAATTTAACTAAATTCGATGATGAAATAGATATTGATGATGCCCTTTTTACAGCTAATAAATCAATTGTATTTGCCTCCGAAAAAAATGATTCAACTTTATTAAATAGTTCGACTTTTATCGAAAGAGATCCTAACTTCTTGACTATAGCATGTATGGATACTCAAATATTCGAAAATCTGGCAGTAAATAGACAAGTTGATATCGCAAAAACATTAAGAGCACGTTCAGATGTAAAAGTATATGATACACTAAGTGTTAGTGGAGATACAAATTTGAATAGAAATGTTTATATTGGAACAGGCAATGTCTCAGATGGTAATCTGAGTATATCAAATAGCACTTATATTGATCGTAATTTGAGTGTGGGAACTGATACACATCTTGTTGGTATTTTAAGTGTTAATGGTCGAGCTAATTTTGAAGATGATGTATATATTGCAGAAGAACTAGAAACAGAAAGATTTAGGCTAAATGACGATCTGCGAATTCATAACAATGTATTTATAAATGGAACTACATATATTGGTGGTTGGGATAAAATTTCAGATGTTCAAAATGGAACTCAAAATACATCTGGTGTAGGACCTGCTTTGTTAGTTCTTAACAGAATAAATTCTGGTAATTTAAATGTAGATACAGGATTATATAATAATCCTAAAATACCTGTTAATTGGAAAGAAGATATATTCAAGTATAATAACCAAACATCTCAACAAGTAACTAAAAGATTAAATTCAGGTTCAATGTATGCTTTTGGAGATGTTAATATTGAAGGGGTTTCTGGATTATTTAATAATAAAGGCAGCACCAAAATAAGACCATATGCTTATAGTAGTTTATTCTTAGAAGATCTAACAGGAAGTGGAGCATTAGGTGAAGGCAACTATCATTTATCAGCATTTCTGACTTCGTATATGTCAAGTACATCAAGCACAAATCCCTTAGGAACAGGAATTTACGGTGACTCTACTTGGAATGATTCATCTAAACCATGGTATAATGATACCATTGGAGGGTTATATGAGCAATTACTTCCTACATTTGAGATATCTAATCAAAGAAAAGTTACAATAGATTCAAGAGATATGGAATTTTCACTTCAACCTAGTGAAGCTAAAGGTAAATTTTTACTGAATAGCGGTGAATCACAGAAATATCAATTCTTAACTGTTGATAACAAACACAAATGGAATATATCAGATCTTCAGCCAACTACTAGTTCAAACCCAAGTTCATCGTTCCCCTCAGGTGGTGCTTTAGATTCTTCTGATAAATATGGAACAAAAACCTTTGGAAATGAGTATCTCAGAAAAGAATTAACATATAATAATCCTGAAGTAATAATGGAGGTAAATAATGACAGTGTATTATTTGGTAAAGAATTAAAATCCGTTATTGGAAAAGGGTTAGATATCTATAATGAGGATAGAGATATAACAATTGAAAATCACAGTGGAGCATCACTTAATATCAACGGGACAAATATTAATATAAAACGGAGGTTCGATAATCAATTATCGACAATTGACGTGAATACAGATATAGTTAAAATTAATACATCTAATGATAATGTTACATATGATTCACAATTATGGAATAATGATAGTATTAATGTAAGTAATTTCTATCTTAATACTTGGAGTTCTTTACCTAACTTAAATGCTCAGCAGTATTATGATTTTAGCGACTCAATATTATTTACTGATATTGAAAATGGAGATGTAACAATATCTTCAAATAACAATTTTATCATAAGAGATGAATTTAAAGATGATGATTTATATCTTGGAAGAATTTCGGGACGAATTATTCATAAATCAGAAGATAACAATAAATTAAACATAAAATTCTGGATTGATGAAAATTATTCATCTGAGAATGATCCATTTGATAGATTATATGCCTCTGCTGTTACAGACAAAGTAAATGGTGTTGAAACTTATAATAGCAAACACTCCTATAATTTGATATCAGTATTAGGCAAAAATGAGAGTAGTTTAATGGTAAAGAATTATTTCAAGGACATCGCAAATAATAAAGCACCTTCAGTTAAACCTATTAAACTATCATTATTTGAATATTATGGTAATAATCATGATTTATATTTTATAGATAAAAACACTACATCTGGGTTTAATAAGTATACTATAGATAAATCAGGTGTAGGTAATAATCAATTTTATGCCAATGATGGATTAGATACTCATAGAATATTAGCATCAAGACAAGGTGTTAGATTTAAATTAAGAGGTTCGTTAGAATTCAAGAATGATTTATTGGATAGAACCGCATATAAATTCGATATGAATCATCACAGTGTTACAAGTGATCATATTAATAACAATGAAGTTATAGATGAAGTATTTTCATTAAAATATAAAAAAAGTAAAAATACGATTGAATCTAATTGGGAAGATTATTGGGTAAACGATGTAAATAGAGTATTCGAATATAGACCATTAGATGATAAATTTGTTATAGGTAAAGATGTAGTTACTAATAAAGCACTTTTAGAAGTAAATAATGAGTATCAAGCAGTTGCGGTAAATGGATACTTATTAATACAACCTCAAAATGCTATATCGGGTATGTATAATAATATAAAAGGTGGTCTTACAGTAGACGGGCGCACTGATCTCAATAACGATCTTTCTGTTAATTCAAACGTTACAATCTCAAATACTTTAAAAGTAGAACAAATTACTGATACATTTAAACTTCAATTAACAGAACAAGGTAACGCAAATAATTACATTACAATGAGATATGATTATGATTCATTATCTAAAATTATTATTGAACCTGGATTAATTGATACAGATGTTAATTATGAATCAACACCATATAACATAAAATATCATAATGATGTATTGAATAGTGACTATAATACATCTAATTTACTACAGTATATTCCAACTAATAATATAAGTAATTCCCAACAATCATATAATTCTAGTATTAGTAGTCATACAATACAAAACAGCGTAGATGATACAACATATATAATATCAGATACTGGTAGTACTTCAATAATAAGTTCTGTTCATGAATTATTAGGTAATTCACCATTTAATTTAGTAAAAGATACAATACAACATCAATCTACAAGATTTTCAACTACTGAAATTGATGAGATGGAGTTAGCAAATGATTTAACTAATGATTATAATAATGAATTCTTAGGCACACTACCCAATGCTCAAACAGCTATAGATAGAAATAAAGCCAGAATGTATTATTTAACTAATTATGGAATTATAAATGATTGGAAAAACAACCAAAATATAAGAAATAAACTTGGATTGTTAGGTAGTATTCAGAACGGGAGAAGAATAACTTCTACCAGAGCAAGTTCATCAGGTATAATTGATTATTCAAACGCACAAACTACTCATTCAGGATTTTATAATCATGTATTTACTACAAATCCTATACCTTTTATTAATGAATACGATATAAAATATTTTGACCCGGGACATGTAGCCCAACTAGCAAATGGTAAATCACGTGAAGTTTTGAGTAATATATTATCGTCTACAGATTATAACGAATCTGGTTATGTTTTCAGCTCTGTAAAATATAACATGGCCAGTCAATTTTATTCTAATTCTATATCTGGTATATCTGCTGAAAGAGTTTATTCAGATTCCACAGGTTCAGCATATGGAAGATATGTTGATGATAGTAACTTAAGTCCCAGCGGTCTATTAGAAGACTTATATTTTCCATCTAGTCTTAATACAAATTCTTCTTGGAGTATTCAAAGCAATTTTGCCACATCAATTCAAGTATATGATCCTTCTACTAAGACAAAAATTTCATCACTATCAATAAACGGTAGAAATCCTATTACACCAAGTAATCCAAAATCATTCTTATGGACTGGAGTTCCATATAGTTCTTTTGCTAAAGATATAGGTTATACAGATCAGATAAGGGATGGGTGGTTATATACTACTAATACTAATAATCTTGGTTCATTTTATCATAATGAAGATTTAACATCTAGAATACGATCTATTGATAATAAAGATAATCAAGTAGAAAGTTTTACGTATGTGTCATCCTCTCATTCTCCTCCAGAGACAAAATACAAAGATAGTACTTCGTATAATTCAAGTATTTTCACGATGGAGTATGATGATGATGGGGAATCTCAAAATCCTAATACAGAAGGCGAAATTAAAACCCATGATGTAAGTAGTTTTGCCCATGAAAGTCCATTAGCATTTACACATAAAGCTATTTTAAATGAAAAAACTTGTAAAATATTCTGTAAAAAGACTGGCAGAATAGCAGGATTCAAATTCAAATTAGGTGGTTCATCGGCATTTATTTATAAGAAAACAGTTAGTCAAAGTAAAAACGGTAGAGAATATAAAGATGCCAGTATAGGAACTTTTGTGGGTTTAAAAATTAATAAACTCAACACAAGAGATAATAAAGATAATATTATTAAAAAATCATCTAGATTCATGAGCTTACAACATAATTGGACTCAATATAGGCAAGGAATAAGTGATAATATCATGAAAGAGAGACAAGTTGAAATTGAAAAATTATGGCAAATGAGTATGTATGACTTATTTCAAGAATTATATAAAAATAAATCCCAACCAAATGTATCAAATGTGGATTTTATTGAAAAGGAGTATCCACTATATACCGATGGACAAGGAAGTAATACTTGGGGAACATCAGGTAATGAACATCCAAAGAAAGCATATATGATTAGAAAACCGTTTTTATCAAGTTCTGAAATATATATGAAAAATAAATTAGAATTAGTAGAGGCAATTGAATCGTTGCATAGTTATTTAAATACACTACTAAATGAATTTTCATCTTCTCAATCTATATTCCTTAAAATAGATATCCCTTCTTCTGATGAGAAAACAAAATTACTAAATATAATATATGGATTTAATAAAGAAGAATTGAATAACTTTTTAGAAGGTAATGAATTATTTTCAAAAAGTGGTAGTGCATCTCAAATATATAATCTACATAATAAATTATTGGGTATATACTTTAGTGGCTTCTCAACACTTAATGTTGAAGATTTGGACCATACAATAATTGACGAAAACAGTAAATTTATTAGATGGGTAGGCACTACATTCCCTTTTAGTGACACAACAAAAAAGACGACATATAATCTTGGTGTTAAAGAAAGGGTTATTGAAATTAAAAAAGCTATATTGAACTTAAATAATTTCCCCAAATTTAATAATAATAGTTCTATTAATGAATGGCATATAGCTCCAGATAAAAGAAATGATTATTATGTGGAAGCAGGTGATACAATTGAATTAGAATTTGAGGTAAGAATTAATAACACAACACATAAATATTATATGGTTGATAATGGAGGATTATGGCCATTAGGAACAGGCAAGGATGATTATTTGTCAACTGTATTATGGGGTGTTAAAGTTCCTGATAATATTATATTACCATCAGTCAGAAACGCCAATAATTCGCAAATGAATTCTGAGATATCTAATTTACCTATTGAAGTTGAAATATTATGGGATTATACAGAAGAAAAAGGTGATATAAATCTTATTCTTGATAATTCAGGACTCCCTTCATTTGCGGAGATGACTAAAATGCCTATTATCGACTATTATGGGTATGCTAAAACTATAAATATATCAGCTATAGGAAATTCAGGTAATTCTCCTTCGAATACAAGTGACTGGTGGAAAGAAATGTATCTGAGTGATGAATATCCTAATAGATTAGTAATATTAGAAGATCATCCTAAAAGAAAATCCACCTCATCTGCTATAAGTATCGGTTCAAATTCAGATATACATTTCCGAAAAATGATTAAAAATATTTATCTTAAGAGATCAAATAACTTTACAGCAGCAAGTCTTCTTAGTGGTGGAACAGAAAGACAATCTGGTTCTGGATACAATGAGAGATCAAGGATATCAGCTAGTAAGAATTCAAGTGGATATTATAGTTATTGGTCTATAGATTGTTTCAGAATTCAATTATTAGGTAAATATGAACCTGATACTTCGCTTGAAATTGAGGTAAGTATTCCATACAAATATAATAATATAATTGGATTAGCATTTATACCTATAGAACAACAAACTGGTAAATTAATGTCTGATTTACAGGAAATGCCAATGGGAGGGTTTGTATCTACTGACGGGGGAGGAACTGGTTGGTCAGATGGATTACTAGATGATTTTACATATGTTAGAGAAATATATGGTGCTAATGGAGAAGATGAAATAGAATCTGAGACTAGAAATGGGCAACGATTAGGGTTTTCACCATTTAGTAATAATAATGATAATGATATTAATAGAACAACAATATGGATGAAACTAAGTGAACATACTGTTACGAGAACTAAAGATAATGTAAGCGAAACATTTAATTCTATGGCTGATATAAGAAATCAGGGTTCCAAAGATTCAGGTATACAAGTAGATATTAGTGATATTAATAAATTCAACTTTAGAGAAATGGCTGTGTGTGTTTATTTACATCCAGATTATCAATCGCCAAATAATTTAAATAACACCAGCTATCCCGAATGGAGTAAGAGTCCTTTTAGAGTTCCACTAACAGTTAGAGCAAGAAAAGTTTCACCTTTTATGAATAATGGCACCAGTGTTACATCAGACACTATTAAGTCTGCTTGGAAATTGAGTAATATGTCTGATGAAAAAATTGAGATTTTTGTTGATCCTAATGGTATTACAGATACTGCTTATTATAAAAAAGCCATCGATACAGTAACTATGTCAAGTATTGATAAATAATTAAGAATTAAATTAAATAAAATTATTAATGATTTATTTATCTTTAATAATATTAAATGAATAACCTTATTAAGAATACTGTTAAAAATAATAAACTTAGACAAGACGAATATTCTCGTATTAGAAATGGTCGTGTAAATATTGAAGGAAATAATATTGGAACCTCTGATATACCTTTATTTGAGGAAAGAAATGATGGGAATGAGTTATATAGAAGAACTGCTGTAAGTGCTATATATGAATCAACACCTGTTCAACAGCATTTCTTTTCATCTAAAAATATAACTCATGTTCAACAATTACTTAAGTATAATACCTATATACAATCAGGTAAAAAACATATAATTGGAGGACAAGACCCAAATAATTTAAAAATAGTAATGAAATCTATATATTTGCAATATGGTAAAAATCTAAACACAAATATCCAAGAACAAGTAAATACATTAAATAATTACGTATTAGATTATTGTGTTCCTAATATTCTTTCTAATATTGAAATGCACCTTTTATATAGAAAACAGGTTAGTAATTTACCAGTACCATTAGAACATCCTAAATATATTTCTGATTCAGGCACTAGAACTAATTCTAATTCTGTCTATTAAATTATCTCATACTAATATATATGGATAATTTTTCTAAAATATTGACAGCCGTTGTAGTTATTGGCTTATGCTATTATTATTACAACCAATATAAAAAATACAAAGATGAACAAGCTGAATTAACATGGCCTAGAAATGTAAACTCTTGTCCTGATTACTGGGTTAAAACCGAAAATGGTAACTGTAAAAACCAATTCAATATTGGTCATTGTCCAAGAGGAAGTAATGGACTTCCTACTCCTCAAGGTGAAATAAACTTTAATAAACCTCACTATCAAGGTGAAAATGGTAAATACCAAAAATGTAGATGGGCAAAAAGATGTGCTGCTTCTTGGGAAGGTGTAGATAATCTATGCGCTTAAATTTATTAAAATTGATTAAATATTTATTTTTATGAATTTATCAAAAATGAAAATTGCTATTTGTGGTAAACTATGCAGTGGCAAATCCTACCTAGCAAAATACTTATCGCTTAAATATAATGCTAAAATTTATTCATTTGGTAGTAATGTAAAGAAATATTGTAAAGAAATATTCAATATGAAATATAAAGATAGAAAATTGCTTCAAGATTTTGCCCAAAAAATGCGAGAAATAGATTCTGACGTTTGGGTTAATAAATTATTGAATGAAATTTCAGAAGATAATTCTAGCAATATTATCGTCGATGACCTCCGTTTTCCTAATGAAGAAGTTAAATTAAGAGAAGGAGGATTTGTAATAATTCGTTTAATTGTAGATAATACCTTACAAATTGAAAGAATTAAGAAAACTTATCCAGATTCTTATAAAGAACATATAGAAAGACTGGATGATATATCCGAAAGTTATATAGATAGTCTTGATATCGAAAACACAGTTTATATTGATAAAACAAATGAACTAAAAATTTTAGATTTAGTAGTAAATTGTGTTGATAATAATGTTTATAAATAAATTACATAAGTATATTTTGATATATTTATTTTATGAATAATACTCCTACGTTACAATGGGTTGATAAATATCGTCCTACTATTCCATCAGATATATTAGGAAATACTGATAATGTTATCAAAATAAAACAATGGTTGAATAATTTTAAGAATAAGAAAATAGCTGATCAGAAGACATTTAAAAATGCAATATTGATATCAGGTCCTCCAGGTATAGGTAAAACTTCAGCAGCTCATATTCTAATGAAAGAAGCTGGGTTCGATACTATTGAGTTCAATGCCTCGGAATTAAGAACTTCAAGGGAATTATCAGATAAACTCCATTCAATTTTGAACGCGAAGTCGATTAAAATGATGTTTAATAAATCATTGGTAACGGGAATAATTATGGATGAAATTGATGGTATTGAAAATAAAAAAGAATGTACAAGTAGTGATTTGATAGATTTTTTTAATTTTGAAACAAATAAATTTTATGCTAGAAAAGCCAATAAAAAGATATTAAAAAAACATAGACATACTCATATCAATAAAAACCCTATAATTTGTATATGTAACAGTGTAGACAAAAATTTATCAAGTGTTATTAAAGAAGTAATTCATTTTAGATTCCAACCTCCATCAGATATTGATGTTTATAAATTACTCAAAAAAATTAATGATGGTGAAAACTTAGGGATTTCAGATGTTGTTTTACAATTAATTGTTCCCCATTGCCAATCGGATTTTAGACGAAGTGTATATGTATTAGAGATAATATCTGGACATATTAAAAAAGGAGAGGACATAGATAATGCTAAATTATTAAATATCATAGATAAATTAGGTAATAAAGACATAGATTTAGGATTATTTCAAGCAGTTGAGATAGTTTTTAATGACAGAACTGCTACAACTGAAGAAATACTTAAATGTTACTATGCAGATCAGGTATTTGTCCCCTCATTAGTACACGAGAACTTTATAAACTTTATAGATCATAATACCACAAATTCCTACTCTGAAAAACTAGATTTATGTTCAGAATTTTATGAATACTATATTGGAAGTCAAGAAGTAAAGAGTGATATATTTGGACATTGGGAGTTAGCAGACTATATAGGAGTGTTGTCTCTTGGAGGTGCCAATTCAGTGTTAAACAAAGCTAAGATTAAAAAAGTATTAACAAAAACTAGTTATGAAAAATCATCGTTGGTGTCTAAATATAACTATAGATACTATAATCTTAAGTTTATTAATCAGTTATCAAAGCAATTACAAATAGATATCAGAAATTTTCAAACCTTATCATTATTAGTAGCTTATTGCGTTTTTATAGATAAACCTAAAATGGACTATATGATACAAAAACTGTATAATGTAGGATTAAATAGTAAAGAATTCAAAAAAATAGTTAAACTGAGTCTCATGTATCAGAAATATAGTAAAAAGTTTACAAAAAAACTACAAAATGAAATAGATAATAAATTTAAAAAACTCGAATAAATTAGAATAAATTTTTATTTATCTATTTAAATGAGCAGTGGACAAAATCAATATTTAGATACATTCTATAAAGCATGTGAAAATACGGGAGCTTTTTTTGGATATATTACCGCAAATGTGCTGAATTATACAGCAGACTATATAGCAATTGGAGCAGAAGGAATTAAAAAAGGTGGAAAGCAATATAAGAAATATGTGAAACCTGCTTTTGAGGAAACCAAAAATAAGGTAAATCAAAAATTAGAATCGATTGATACTAAATCACCACAATCTACAACAGAAGAATTAATCTCAGAATGAACACATTATTAATTTCTCATATTAAATTAATACTATGGATAAAAAATTTGAAAATTTCCAAAAAACTGTTAATATTGTGGTAGAAAAACGTAATAAAAGTAAACTTTATAATATATCTGCTGTATCTAAAATGCTAGGATTACCCCATAAAGAATCTTATGACCAACAATGTGACCAGATTATGAATTTTTTAGAATCAAAAAAAACTACTAATAAAGCTATAAAAATTTTATTAGATAATATGGGCGATAATAGAGATAGTATATGTAATATATTGGTAAATAGTTTATATGAGCTATTTAATCCAGAATCTTTACCTCAAAAAGCTCCTATAAAAATAACTAAGGATGAATATATTGATTTTCTTGAAAAAAAAGAGCAAAATAAAATATCATATGAAGAAAATGAATTATTAGACGAGGCACTAAATTGTAAATATTGTTTTTGTGTTAAGAAATTATATTTAAAAAACCAATTTAAACAATTCATTAAAGATGAAGAACCTAAATATAATGCCTATGCTGTATGTATGAATTCAGTATATCGAAATAGAGATATTACTCCACCATTCAAAGTATCTCATAGCTGTAGGGAAAAATACGAATGGTACAAATAAAAATATTTTTATATCTTAAATATGAGTTCTAATGATGAAAATAATATTGATTCTTATGGATTTTCAAAGGACGTAAAATATAACCGACAACCTGATTATCCAAATTTAAAACCTAATATTTCAGTAACAAAATTTACATTATATATCGCTATCGGAATATTAGTTTTCGGAATATTATTAGCAGGAACGATTGCTGGATACCATGCCTGGAATGAATTCCCAGGTGATTCTAATCTTACTAAAGTAATAAAAACATATATAGCTGTTATATTTTCTCCATTTTATTTATTTTATGTTTTCCTCAAAGTTCAATTCTTCAAACAATAATTTATCTTTACATATATAAATGGATAAATCTGATATAAAAATTGAACCCGTTAGTCAAATTAAAACAGGATATATTCCTGCCAATACAAATTCTCAACCTGTTCAAGATAAAACCAATAAAGATAATTGGCATTGGTTTCAAGTTTACTTAGCTTGTATTATTAAACTTATTCTTTCAGTAATTGCTGGTTCATTGGTTTGGAATTGTAATTCAAAAGAAAATTTATTATTAAAAATAGTTTTTACTACATTAGCTGTTATGTTTAGTGAAATATATATATTATATTATGCTATTTACAGAGTATATATGGGTAATCAATGTCCTACTTAATTATTAAATATCATAAATATTTTTATGATATTTAAATAGTATATTAAACTATATTATTTTTGACTGGTTCATCTTCTTCAACACTTTCCTCTTCCTTGACCTCTTCATCTTTTTCCTGTATTCTCTCTAAATGCATTTGTCTCATAATTTCATGAGCACGTATAGCTTCTAGTCTATCCTGAGAACCTCTACCTCCAACAGGTTCGGTTTGATATCTATATGTGCACCAAAAAAATATAGAAGATACAATACACGCACTACATAATGCTATAGGCAATCCAATCGATGTATCCATAATATATATTTTTATTTTAAAATTATTAACTATTATTTATATATATATCAAATGACAATATATTATCTTAGACATGAACATCGTCCCATGGATGATAGCACATTCAATACGGAATTAACTGATAAGGGTAAAGAAACTGCTAGAACCGAATTAAAAAGACTATTATTAAAACTAGATATTAAAAAAGTATTTTGCTCGCCTTTTATTAGATGTCAGCAAACAATTCATCCATTTATCGATAGAACTGATTTAACCGTTAATGTAGAAAACTGTCTCCAAGAAGTGTACTGGGATCCAAAGTTTTTAGATAATCCTAAATCTGAATTAAGTTCACAGCAAAAAGAATTTTATAAAGTTAATAATTCCTATAATTCATTATTACCTCCTAATACTTTATCTTACCCAGAGGATAAAAATTCAGTTAGAAAAAGAGTTAAACTATTTACAGATTATTTGAAAAATAAAAATTATACAGATAATATATTGGTATGTTCTCATATGGGAATAGTTAATGTATTATTATCACAAATGTCCAACAATATAGATAGATCAGAGAATGATTTTTATGATATGGGAAAGGTGTCAAAAATAGTAGATGATAAAATAGTATTCCTAAATTAATTTTTTTGAATAATATGTATATGTCTTATAGAAGGTATAGACCTGTTTATGATATCATTTTCCCAGTATTTAATGGTCTTATTTTTGAATGTATTTATTATTATTTCTACAATTCTATTGTAATTATAGAAATTTTCATATTTTGGATTTACCCAAAATATATAATGTACAGAATTTTTCCAATAATAAGGAAATTGATTAAGTAATATATTATAAGGTTGTGACTTTGAAAATAGTTTATCTTTAATATCTACACCAAAATAATCACTATTTAATCGATATATATTATATGCATATTCTACATCTAAATTTCTAAAACCTATGTGTCTATCGGTATTAGGATCAAAATTATCAAATTCCATTTAATATATAAAAATACTAAATGATTTTTACCTTTTAAAAAAAACCTCTTAATATTATAACTAATATGAATTATAATTTTTTAACTATCAATAATATTACTAAAATATGTGATGATAATCTATATTTAGATGAAAATGGAAATCTCACACAATTTCAGTGGTATGATTTTCAACTCGATTTCGCTCTTAAAAATCTAGAAATTGATTTAAGTAGTTCATTGACTCATTCTATAACGGAATATAAATTAACTCGGAAAGAAATTTTAGTTCTTGTTAAAAATATATTTGGAGTAAGTAGTATTAATACAAAACCTGGAATAAAAAAAGAGTTATTAAAAAAATATGGATTGTATAAAGGTGAAGGTATAAAAAACTACTATGTTCCTGAAACTTTAGGAGGATTAACTGAATTACTATACGATGATAAAAAAGATACTGTTTTACAACCTAAGAATTATAAAAAAACTAGTGATAATACCATACATGATTCTAATATAGATATCAGTAGTTTAATAATTAAATCCAAAAAGAAACTTAAAATACACAGAAAATCAGATAAATCAACCTCTTCTCAATCTTCTACATCTGATGCTTCAGTAGTTTCATCAACCACTAGCTTGAAGAAAAAGAAACTTAAAATACACAGAAAATCAGATAAATCAACCTCTTCTCAATCTTCTACATCTGATGCTTCAGTAGTTTCATCAACCACTAGCTTGAAGAAAAAGAAACTTAAAATACACAAAAAATCGGACAAATCAACCTCTTCTCAATCAGATGCTTCAGTAGCTTCATCAACTAGTAATTCAGATGATAAAAAAACTAATATATTTAAAGCGATTTCGCCTAATAAACAAAGAAGTGATAAAGGATTATTAATTATAAAAAATAGTGATGATATATGTCGAAAAATGGGTAAATTTGATTGGAGTCGTAACTCGTGTTATGCGGATTCTATACTCCTAGGTATAGTTTATAATGCGATATTGAATAAACGCTCACTTGAAAATCCTATAGGTTCTCACATATATAATATAATCACTACTAAAAGATATAATACTGAAAATCTGGGAAATATAAAATTATGCCCTAATAAGACTATTGAAGAAACAGTTGAAATTCTGAACACCATTATTGATAATTTGAAAGATATTGTCATGAAAATTGAAAATAGTGAAATAATATCTATTCAAAGTTTTTTAAAAGGTGTGAATGATCTTTGTTCTAATTTATTTACAGAGAATTATTACGATGGTAATACTCATGATGTAAAGGATTTTTATTCAAATATTATGTTTATATTAGGTATAAATACTACTAATTATAATAGGAAAGATATCTTATTTTTTAATATTGAAAATACTCACTCATTATTGAACGAACCTTTTATAACCAATCCATATGATAAAACTAAAATAAGAACTGTAGATGGATTAGGTAAAAATATATTAGGTCATCATGAACAGGTTTTAGATAATTCCCATATAAGCACTGTAGAGGTTCTATCGAATTATATGTTCAATAAGTATAATAACCTGGGAATAACAACCTATAGTAAACAGATATATAATAAAAATAAAGATAAATATACTTATTTTTACAAATTAAATGGATACATTAAAAAATCTGAACAAGACTTAATAAAAATTAGGATTAATAATACCTCATTTAATGTATTAGATTTTCTAGAAACAAAACATCATGATTTATTTTTAAACGAAGATGAGATTGTTTATAAGTACTATGATGATAATATCGGAGATGAACTTTATTTAGGCGAAAGATACTATTATAATAAACAAGATCGTGGAAATTTTGAAAAATACACTAAATCTAGTGAAATATCAGATGAAGTTGGTTTTAGAGTAGGACTAAAGGTAGAAAATTTACTAATTAATAATTCCAGTATGTATATTAACTTTAATATTAATAGATCACATAGTATATATTTAGCAAGTGGAAGGAGAAAGAATATTAAACTGGATATAAAAATTAATTTAGTTCAAAGTTTTACTATATCTGACAGTGATTATAATTTGGATTTTATTGTATGCTGGTTCAGAAATCACTATGTGACAATATTCAATTGTGGAAATAAATATTATTTATACGATGATACATTTGTAGGTTCTGACGATTATATATATGAAATCGGTAATTTCAATAATTTGATGACATATAATCATGGTAGAAATAACTTATTTGCGTTGAGAAATAGTGTATTTATATCCTATTCTAGGTAATTAATAAATTATAAATTATAAATTTATAGTCTATTTATAAGTTTCTTACATATTCTAAAAGTATTTTCTTACCTAATCTTGATTGAACATTTACTTTTCTATTAGTCAATGGATTAATAATATATTTATAATTATTGTTTCCACCGCCAGTTTGTTTAACATCTTTATTAGGATTCTCTGCTTGTTTAACTAATTTTGATGAACTATCAACTAAATCGGCTACTTGATTGCCTAAATCAATGTCTCCAATATTATTTTTTATATCTGATGTTAAATCATTTAATTTCGATTGTGTATCTTCTAAAGCTTTCATGATTTTCTGATAAGAGAATAAGTCGTTAAAGTTTTGAGCATCTATTTTCATAGAACAAACTTTATTGGCTACAAATTTAGCTACTTCACATGGTGCTTCTTGTGGGGAAATTTGTTTGGCAAAAGGCATTATCAATTTAACAGTTTCTTTTACATTCGATTTAATTGCCTCGATATTTTCCATAAGCATCTTGCCTTGAGAAAAAGGATTGGCTTTAGCCAAATCGCCTTCTACAGCGTTAAAAACATTGCCAGATTTTTTATTAGATTTATTTTTGGACATATTATTATATAATAACATTTTTTTAGGCTTAAAGAAACAAATTATTTAAAGTTTTAGGCGAATTCTATAGAAAATGAGTGAAGACAAAACTGTTAAAGTACCTAAAAAAAGAGGACGTAAGCCTAAAAATAAAAAAACTAGTGAATCTGATACCGAAACTAAGACTAATTCAGTTAATTCAAGTTCTAATTCATCTAAAGTAACTATTAATAAAGATGGCTCTATCCGTAAAAAACGTGGTAGAAAGCCTAAACCTAAACCTCTGAATGAAGAACCAAAAATACCTAAAAAACGTGGTAGAAAGCCTAAACCTAAATCATTAACTGATAAATCGGAACCTAAAGTAGTAAAGCGAAGAGGTAGAAAGCCTAAAGAACAATCATATGGAATTCTTTCAAACATGGATACATTTAAAAAAGAGAACGATAATATTATAATTCATTTACCTATTAAAAGTGAGGCTATTAAAAATAATAATAAAGAGCAAGAATTTCTTAATTATAACCCTAATATTGCGGAACCAGTTGGATATCAAGAAAATATTATGGGTTCTAATGTTGAAAATTGTCAATTTATTAGTCAAAAAGAGAATGAAATGGAAAATGGTTTATTAGGAGCAGGCGTTACTCCAATGCCGGGTATGGCTTCTTATCCTTTTGACGAGAAGCAACAAAATATAATAGATATTTTAGAAAATCAATCCGCAAGTTCATCAGATAATGAAGAGATATCAAATAATAATGAGATTGCTAAAACAGAGTTTAATGTTAATCATGAAAAAGACTGGTTTAGCGAACATGATAAACAATATATTAACAATCATAAAGGTGTTGATAAAATCATGGATTATATTAAAAAACAACGAGAGGAAGATCTTGATAACATATCTTCCAAACAGCCTAAAAAATCAATTGAAAAATGTATGAAACAATTCGATGAGTGTAATAAAACTAAATCCTGGGCTTCTTCTACGTCTGTTTATTGTTGGTGGTGCTGTCATCCTTTTAATGGACCACCTTGTGGATTACCCAATGAATATAAAAACGATACATTTTATGTAGATGGAATATTCTGTTCTCCAGAATGTGCGGCAGCCTGGAATTTTGGCGATACTAATTCAAGTTATGATTTATGGGAAAGATACTCGCTACTTAATTTTCTATATAGAAAAGTATATAATGACAATTCTGTTAAAATTAAATTAGCATCTGAAAGACCATGTCTTAAGATATTTGGTGGTAGTCAAACTATTAAAGAGTTCAGACAAAATAATACCAATTATAAAAATACTTATAAAATTGTTATGCCGCCAATGATAAGTATCATTCCTGTTCAGGAAATTAGTGAAATAGAGAATGGATATAGTTCTAAAGGTGATAATAATAAGGTTTATATGATAAATAAGGATAAAATCAGTGATAGTAGTGAATTAAAGCTGAAGAGAAAGACACCGTATAATAAGAACAGTAATACTTTGGAAAAATGCATGAAAATATCTACCAATAATTCATCACATTCTTATGATTCAAGAAGTAATTTTTCTAATTAAATAATAATAATAACAATTATTATGTAATTAATCTATTCGGTATTGTTACCGTCCGATGAGTTTAGATCAGATTCATCCGCATTATTATCTGAACTATTATCGTCTAAATCTTTATCATCGCCATGGGATGTTTTATCTAATATAGATTCAGATTCAGATTTAACTATTGAGGTTTCATCCAAAATTTTATCAATATTATCCACTAAGTTTTCTTCAGTAGTGGTATCTGTCGTTATCGAGGTAGTCCATCCAATATTTAGATTTCTAAACATATTACCCGCATCATCTCTTACTCTATCTTTTAATTCTGATGTAAGTTTACTAAAATCTTCTGGTTCAAATGGAACAACATAATGTATAAAATATCCTATCACTAAAGAACTCATTGAAAATCCAGTTATAATATTATATACTAGTGTTAATCCTCCAAACATGATGACATAAAAATAATTAAACATTAATGCTCCTAATAACATTGTATAAAACATTTTATTATTAAATAAATCTAAATTTAAATTATCTACTGTATCTAAGATTCCAAACATTCTCATTATAATATATCATCAATGACAATATATCTTTAAGTTTTTATCACAAATTATAATTTATTTACATTATCAGCATTTATACCTAATATAGTAAAACATTTCCTCATATTATTTAATACCATTTTAAACATAGTTATCATTGATTCCTCATTCGTATCACCTAATATCTTATATGTATTCCAGTATTCATTTATTAGATTTGATAAATTAAACAAATATTCGCATAGGTAATTAGGTAACAAGTTAGACCTGGTTTTATAAAGCATTTCATCAAACTGTGACAAATGTAATAAAATTTTTCGGTCAATTTCATTATTTATAGACATACTTTTAGACTCTACTTTCGTTTTTTCCAATAAATTCTTAATTCTTACCCAAGAATAAAGTAGATATATTATTGTATCTCCTTTATGATCTAACATTTTTTCAAAACTAAATTGATAATTATTATTCCTATTTTGTTTTAAATCGGCATACTTAATAGCCCCACTTCCAATTATTTTGGACAATTTTTCAATATTATCTATATTCATTTGTCCATCACCTTGGATTAGTCGTTCTTTATTTGACGTAATAAATTTATCATTTGCTTCTTTTATTAAATCACGTAATTTAATAGAATCCCCTGATCTAGACTTTATACGCTTTCCATCCTCGCCTAATACAATACCAAATCCAACATGTGATAATTTTATATTATTAGATAACCAACCCGCCTTTTTAGCGGCTTCAAATAATAACTCAAAATGAAGACTTTGACCAGAATCAGTTACATAAACAATTTTATTAGCACTCAGATTGTTTATTCTATATCTTAGTGCTGCTAAATCAGTAGTATCATATCCATAACCTCCATCGCTCTTTTTTACAATAAGTGGTGGTTTACCTGATATAGGAAATAATAATTTCGCACCATCTTCATCAACTAATAAGCCTTTACTCTCTAATTCATCTATTAAGGAATCAAAGTAATCATTATAAAACGACTCGCCCATAGTTTTTAAATCATCTGAAACTCCTAATTGTCTATAAATTTTTTTATAACTAGCCTCACTAATATCACATAATTTTTTCCAAATTTTAATACAATTAATATCTCCTGATTGTAACTTAACAACTTTTTTATGTGCTTCATTATTAAATTCTTCATTAGAATCAAATACCTTTTTAGATTCTTTATACCATTTATGAAGCTCTGAAAGTTCTATATTTGACTCAAAAATATCTATATTCATATACTCTAAATATTGTATTAACATTCCAAACTGTGTTCCCCAATCACCAATATGATTGATTCTGATAACATGCTCCCCAAATGAAACAAGTATATTTGATATAACATCGCCTATTATAGTTGAACGTAGATGTCCAACATGCATCTCTTTGGCAATATTAGGAGAAGAATAGTCAACAATAGTAACACCTTCAGATTTATTATTGATTTCTAATAAAGCTTGTTTCATAATAAAATTATCACTAAGTTTAATATTTATAAATCCCGGAACTGAACAACTTATTGATTTAATTTCATCATAGTTATAATCATTTATTTCCGCTACAATTAATTCCGCAAAATCTATAGGTTTTTTTAAATTTAACATACTACGCACTTGTTTAAAACATTTTAGGGCAACATTTGTCTGATAATCTCCTAATTTAATATTATTACATTGTGAAACTTGTATATCCACGATTTTATCGAGATATGATACTTGTTTTAGAACACTTTTTAAAAAATTGATATTCATTTAATAATCTTATTAACTAAATAGACTTTAAGTTTATTTAAACCTCCAAAAAGATTAAAATAAAAATTTATTTATTTTAGTCCATTCCAAAATAGTAATTAATAGCATGTTCTACATTACCATCACATACCGATATCGATTGAATAAGTTTATTTTCATCATTTAACCCCATATTTTTCATCTGTTCGATTTCATCTTTATACTTTTCTTTTGCGGTCTCGTTAATAGATTGCTGACTAGTTGAATTTGTCCCATACATATTAAGTAACTGATTTACAATATTTAGAGATGAGTTTTCATTTACTATATTTTCACTATCTTCTAATTCTACATCCTCATCGCTCTCATCTTCAAGATCATTTAATTGATCTATATTTTCAAGTGAATTACTAGGCCTAATATTTAAATTCATATTAGATGTCATAGCATTAACTAAAGTTGTAAACATTTCTTCTGAGTTAAACATATCGTTTGAATTTCCAGATAATATATTACTAAAAATATTTGAGTAGTTAGAGGTAATATTAGTAGGTTTTTTAAATTTATTCTGCTTAAAAATTAATATAGGCGAACCATCTATATCATTCATATTCATATTATTTAAAATTGGTTTTCCATCATTAATTATAATAGGAATACTACTTGTTAGCAACTTCTTTAATGTTCTATATTTATTCATGTAATCAAATATATGTGATAATTTCATTTCATCATACTCTATTTCCAGTTTATTACTAATTTTATCACAAGAATAGAATTTTTCAGTATAATCTCCCTTATTGTCTGGTCTTAGTATCATAATACCCTGTTTCTTATTACTTGAAATACTATTATCCGTTGATATTGTTTTATCGTCGCATGTATCAGATTCAACATTTGAGGGTTCAACAATAGGTGTAGGTAGTGAGAAATTTAAACTATCATCGTTAGATTCCGAATTATCAGACATAATTATTAATGAATAAAAATATCATATAATCTTTAAATCAAAATTTTTTAACGACGATTATACATTTTTATTATTACTTTCTTTTAAACTACATAGGTAAGTCAAATCATTTGTAGATTTATTATAGTTATAATAACCTAATCTTTCCATTTGATAATTGATACTATTATATTTTGAAAACACACCGTCTAAATCATGATCTAAATATATATTACTAATAGATTTACTACCTTGTTTATTTGTTTCATCAGGATAGTTGTAAGATATTAGTGAATGTTCATGCTGTGTCATAGTTTCTTTATCAGGATAAGAAACCCAGTGAATAGTCCCCCATACCTTATCAGATATAGTATTTTCTGGAAAATGTTCTACATTAATATTTACTACATCGCCTTCACTATTAATATCGTGATTTATGTATTTTATTAGTCCTCCATATTTAACCCTTACTACTCTATTTGGTGAAAAACGCTTATATTTCTTATTTACACCTTCAGTCTTAAAGTCCCCCCTGTCAATGTATAAAATACGATTAAAGCTCGTAAAGAAGTTTTTAGACGTATCTTTATTTTGAGGATATAAAGGTTTTGAAACTCTATATAAATTATCGGTGTAATTTATGATTGTTATTTTCACAGGATTTTGGACAAACATTCTTCTTGGAGCACAAGTATTTAGATTAGTTCGGATAACACTCTCAAATTTATGATAAGGAACAACCGCATTAGCGTTATTAGAATATGCTAATTCTGCACAGAAATCCTTTAGTATTTCAGGTGTTATGCCTTTATTTTTTAAAGCAGATATTGTAAGTAGTCTTGGATCATCCCAGCCATCTATATCTCCCTGGTCTAATAAAGCTTTAATACGTCTTTTAGATAATGTTCCAAAATCAGTATCTAATCTATTAGTTTCTACAATAATAGGAGGTTTAATACCTATTTTATCACATATCCAATACGATAGGGGTCGTCTGACATAAAATTCCAATGTGCAGAATGAATGAGTTATACCTTCAAGTGAATCTACTATATAATGACTATATTCGTATGAAGGATATATTATCCATTTATTACCGGTTTTATAATGTTCAACTGAATCAATTATTCTATATGCGATGGGATCAATCATGCAATCATTTGTTCTATCTTCTTTAGGAATTAGCAATCTGAGACACGCTTCACCCTCCTTATAAACACCTAATTTCATATTTTTGAATTCTTTAAGATTAAATTCAATTGTATTGTTTCTATATGGTGACTCTTCGCCAGTAACAGAATTAGCATGTCTTATTCTACGCATTTCATCGTGTGATAATAAATCTACATAAGCAATTCCTTTTTCAATTAATTCAATTGTAAAATTATAGATTTGTTCAAAATAATCAGATGTATTAGATATTTTATCGGGTTTATATCCCATCCATTCCAAATCACTTCTTATTTGATTTTCATATTCCATTGTCTCTGTTTTAGGATTTGTATCATCTAATCTTAAAAAACATTCTTTATTCACATTATCATCAAAAGGATATCCAAAATTATAATACATTGATTTTATATGTCCCATATGTAAATACCCATTAGGTTCTGGTGGAAATCGTGTTCTAATTATATTCATTAATTTAATAGATATAATTATATTATTTAGTTTTAAGTTTATATTAATCGTCTTTAATCCATGGATGCTCGATTATTTTATTAATATTAATTCTATTAGTAATATCAGGTTCAAGCATACTAAATATTAAATTTATACATTCATCGCTTACTCTTCCTAATGAAAATGCTTTTAAATTAGCTAACTGTGTAGAACAGCTAATAATTGCATCCTTAAAAATCTCGGGATTATTATTAAATGGATGCTTAAAAAATAGTAATAAATACATTAGACATCCTAAAGACCATATATCACTACCTGGTCCAATTTTTTTCATAAGTACTACTTCGGGAGATACAAATGGTATAGTTCCACAATTATAATCACAGTCTTTAAAAATCATTCCTTCGCCAATAAGAGTAGACATACCTAAGTCAATAAGATGGCAATTTTCAGGATTATTATTTTTACATATTATGTTTTCAAGTTTAATATCGCCATGAATTATATTATTATCATGTAACTGTTTTAGTGGAATAAGAATACTTCTAATTATTCTTTTAACTAGACTTTCTGATAATTTGCTATTTTTATCAACTAAAAATTTCCATAGATCAATTCCAGGGATATAATTATATATAATTAACCCTCCATTTACAACAGTTGATTCGTCAAAAGATTCATCAGTTTGTATAGAAGATACGTTGCAATTATCTATTTGGTCTCTTTTAAGAGCAACATTAAGTTCTCTTGTATAGCTATATTTATTATAAATTATTCGCAATATTGCTATTTTACTATTATATTTTACCTTATATACACAATTATCCTCTGAAAGAGGTTTAATAAATGTGATATTATTTAAATATTTTTTATAAATTTCATAATGTTTATGTTCAATACCTGAACTAGGTAATAGTTCATGGTTAAGTTCATCTTGTTCAGGTTTATCCTTTAAGCAACAACTACTACAACAACCCATAATTATTTAAATATGTTAATTTAATATTTAAATGATTATTACTTTCATTGTTTATTTAATTGTAGTGGATCTGTCACTAAATGGATCACTTTCGTCAGATATATACTTAATGGTTTTCTCTACTTTAGGTTTCTTGGCATCTTCAAAATTGATTTCGTAAAATTGACCATCATTACCAAATGAATATATTTTTCTTTCAGATTTGTTAACTACTGAATAAGACACTACACCAGTTAAATAAATTTGCGAAAAACTCCACTCAGAATTAAAATAATCAGGAACTACCATCTGAGGTAAATAACTTTTCAATAATCCAGTTCCATAGGCTTCAAATTTAGAATTTTCATCTTCTAATTTAGTTGAAACTCCAGTATTATATAAATGAACTGTGCCTTTTACTGAACTTACTAACAATATACTGTTATCTTCAGACAATCTGATATCATTTATAGTAGTAGCATCCATCCCTCTTCGCAATTCTTTTTGAAGAGACATATCAGCAACACTATAAATTCTAACAACAGTCCCTTTTTCGGAAGCAGTAATGAAATATTTACCATCATTACTTAAATGTAAATGCTCTATTTTCGATGAATGTGCTTTTACTGTTTTACAGTAATCTTCATCTAATTTAATAAGATTCACAGTTCCATCTTCATCTCCAGGATAGACTAAATATTGAGATTTTTCAAGACCTAAACTCATTAAATCACTTGTTGTAGTAATATCAATACTTTTTATCAATGTTAAAGATTCAAATGCGTATATATAAATTTTCTTATCGCACATAACTACAATATGATTTTTAGTCAAATCTATATTGCGTATTTTACTATTATAACTTATTTCCCCTAATACATTTTTCTTTTGATCATCCCATATTATCAGTTTGTTGTTAGGATACATACCTCTATCGGTCCTTCCCACAAACAGAATGATATTAGATTCGTTTAACATTTTAACTAATGATATCCCTCCGTCAATCTTTCTAGATAAAACCTTATTGAAAGGATTTATTTGATATATATAGAAGCCTATTGATGTACCAAAGCAACTATAATTATTGGTTTGGTTAAAGCTAATATAGATATTATCATCGGCTGTTGTAATGGACATTTATAATATAAATTAATCTTATATTTTTAAATGAATATAATTTAAAATCCGGTTTTTAAAAACTTTTCATAAAATCAGAATATTTACCAACTACATTATTATTAACTATCCTATCTGCCATATAACACGCAAATATTTCGTTGGGATGATAGAATGATATATTAGATTTGAAACCTAGTTGTTGTTTATTTCTCAATAAGTTTAGTGGTCTATTATTCAATACATTATATCCCATGTCTTGGTATTGACTATTTTTTTTCTCTAGTATAGGATAATATAGCTTATTACTTATTTTATATATCCATAAATCAAAGTTACTGTCAGGATTTGTCATATATTTGGCTCTAATATTATCAGGTAACTTCTCAATAGTGATTTTTCTATCTAAAAACTTATAATGTTTTCTATAAAATCCATTAAACTTTTCTTGTTTTTGTCTCTGAATTACATGTAGTTGTTCGTGAATCAATGTTTCTAAAAAGTTATAATCTATCCCAAATTTTTCATAATAGTTATAATTATTTTCTAACATTGACTCATTAATAACTATAAATTTATCCAAAGTATAAGGCATACTATCTTCTAAATTATTTATTGATTTTACCATATTCCATTTATATTTATTTAAGTTTTTTAGACCACATTTACTAATAATAATCTTAATCCTTTTTACATATTCCGCCAGCATAGGTAAATATTTATTATCTATATCTACAATACTTTTCATATATAACTGTTTGAATCTTATCTTTTTTAACGCTTTATTATTGATATTCCAATTAAAATTGGATAATTTGTTACCATATTGCTTATAATGAATATTATTTAAATAACGTCTTATAAATACAGAATCATAAATATTATCTTTATTTGTATATGGTTCTAATAAAATAGCATAGTTTTTAGCATAAATTACCAGATAAGCAAATAATGCTATAAAAATAAATAGACAAAGTAATACTAACATTAATATATTATATACAAATATTAATAATGTATTAAAAATTAACTAATAATAATATCCAAGAGCTATGATCGGTAATATAAAAAATGTTATAATCATCCCTATATGTGGATTTGCGAATAGGCTAAGATTTATTAATTCATGTGTATATCTTTTTAAACAATATGACATTATACCCAGTATTCATTGGAAAACCTCAGAAGAATGTAATATTGGCCATTTAGAAATATTTAAAGAATTATCAGGGTTAGAGTTCGTTAGTAAAATACCCAAAGATGTGATATACTATTCACATATTCACCTTGCTTATGTTATCGAACAATTAGGTAAATTATCAGGTGAGTCTGATAATATAGATACTCTTGTAGTGACAGGAGGACATGAATATAGACCAGCTAATACAAGTGAATTAAAATTTATAGCTGAAAAAAACCATTTTTATAAAAAAATTGTATGGACCGATTATATTGATAATGAAGTTTCTAATATTAAAAATAATCTAGGTATAGAAGATAATAACTATATAACTGTTCATTACAGGTCTTTAGATAATCGTTTTGATTCAAAAGATCTTAAAAATTCAGATAATATCAATTTTAACGATAATAGTCCTCTAAAAGAATTTAAAAGGTATATTGAACATATATCAGATACAAAAATTGTTTTAATAAGTAACTCACAGGATATAAATATAAATAATGTCTTAAGAATATCTGATAAAGATTGTGATAGAAATAATAAAGATTCTATGATTCAGAGTATAGTAGAATTTAATATAATGTGTGATAGCAAACTGATAATAGGTAGTTATTTCTCATCATTTTCAGATGAAGCAGCCTTTTTCAATATTATACCAAAGATTATACCTATAGATATATCTAAAATTAAAAACAATATATCTTATCATTGTAGTGGATTAAGTTTTAATAGCGGAATACTATGTTTGAATCATTCATCTCAAAAAATTATTGATTGTATAAAATTCAAAAATTAAATATATTTATTATAATATTATGTCTAAATACTAT